TTCAAAAAAAATAAAAGGTGTGGGGGGGTTTCCCCGCCTTTTATTTTTTACGTTCCGAAAACCGTCCCAAACACCCCTTTAGTGAAAAATATAATGTAAAAAGGAGGTTTTAACATGGATGACGAGAACAAATTACCCGGGGGTAGTTTAAGTGATGTTACTACCAATGCGTATAATAAGATACAGGATTCTGTTAATAATAACATAGTAAATCCTATATCAAATGTATATTCTGGTATTACAAATACAGATTGGTCTGAAGTTGCATCAGGAGTTAAAGATAACCTTTATGCAAGTGGAGCGGACTTTGTAAATAATGCCATAGGAACTGTATCTGAAAATATAGATAACGCTATTAAAACTGGAGTTAATAATGTAACTGGTATGGTTGACAACTACGTCAATAATGCCGTTAGTAGAGTAACTGAGAAGATAAATAATAAATTCAATTCAACTTTTGGTAAGATAGAAGCAAAGCTTAGAAAAGGATTATTTGGTAAGATAGATAGCTGGTTTGGAAATCCAATATTAAACTCATATAAATCTATATTCGGTGGACTTCCGGGTAAACTCGGAAGTACGCTTAAGGGTTCTTTTCGTAACAACCCTTGGATTAATTTCTATATAGATGGAAATAACTATGTTGATAGACCCGGACTTACAGGTGGTACTGGTGGAAGTACAGGTGCTTGGGATAATGCTTATGGTGGAATAAATAGTGCTGCAAATCATGGGGGTTGGGCAAATCGTGCCAATTCAACTGGTGGTGGAGTAGACGGACCTGCGGCTGCTGCTTGGAACCATAGATATGGTGCTGGTGGAAGTAATGGTTATAATAATGGTCGTTCTACAGGAGATAGACCATATGGTTCTAATACTTATAAGAATATTCCACAAAGAGGAAATAGAAGTGAGCATACAAGTCCCGGAGATATGTCTTTATATTCAACAGCTGCATTTAAGGATATAGCTGAGCATATTAAAAATACTTATGGTTTTACTTCTAATATAAATGAAGGAATGCACTTAGAAAGAAGCTTCGTAAATAGATTCGGAGTTACTCTAATTGACAATACTCTTGCTCATACAAGAACTCACATATTTATAGGTAAACCTACTTGTCGTGTACTTGATACAAAATCAGGTTTAGTTCCTGAAGATTTGGGTAAGAAAGATGCTGACCTTGCAATGATTATAAACCAAGACCCATCTTTATATACTCAGCTTAATGGTAGAATACCGGGAGCTACTCCTTTTATGACAGCTTTGCAAAATAGAGTAGTGGGAATATCATTCCAAGATGCAACTTTATCTAAAGCTGAGTCTGCTGCAAATATAAGAGGTATAAGACAAGAGTATCCAATATCATTTGCTGAGTCTTTAGTTAATGTACCTATAACTTTAACATTCGCCATGGATAGAAACGCTGAAGCATTTAAGCTTATAAATGTTTGGGTTACTTATATGGAAAAAGTAAAGGAAGGAACTTTATCTCAAGAGTATGAAGATTCTATGTATAATAGAATGAGCTATACTGCTCCAATATTTGTATTCGTTACTGAAGAAAATAACCACGATATTATATTCTGGGCAAAGCTTGTTGGTAACTATCCTACAAGTATACCTTTTTCTGTATTTTCAAATCAAGGTCTAGTTAATAGAGAAGTAAGAGAGATATCAGTTTCGTTCAGTTCAGCAATGTTTAAACCATTCGACGCTTATGCTCTTATGGAATTTAATGATATGCAAAAGACAGCAAATAAACAGTTCTGGGCTGACTATGTACCAATAGCTGATAGAAAGCTTGAATACTATTGGACATCGGGAGCTACAGTTACATTAAATGATGATACAGGTAAATTCAGACTTAACTACTATACATCATCTGGTGGAACTACAGCAACATCTTCACATTCGGGTGGTGCTAGAAATGGAGCTACTGCTGGTGGCGGTGGAATTGCTAGTGTTGCAAAAGCGGCTTATTCAGCAGTAAGAAAATATATAGGTAAATAAATAGCAGGAGGAAGAGATGGAAGAAAAGAAGTTTATTTCAACTAAAGAAGAATTTCTAAAATCTATGGCTGTAGTTTTAGATACTCTTGGTATGCCACCTGATAGAGTTAATGCTTTATCAACTGCATACTATCAAACTCAGGGACTTGGAGAATTATATGATATAGTATCGTATTCTTCTTATGTATCGTCAAGAGAGATGTTCCCTGTAACAGCTCAGTTTAAAGACTCTTTATTCAAATGGAATAAAGTTGCTGATGTATCATTTCAAATGGCAAGAGCTTCAATGAGAAGATTTGCATTTACTATGTATATAGAAGATGTACTTAAAAATGCTGAAATGATAAATCCTAATTTATATAGATATACTATACCTCATACACTTGAGGTTAAGATAAATGAATTTGTGTATTCTCTTGACTATGATATACAAATTCAAATATATGACCCTAATGGTCGTATGGCTATTACTGCAAGATACGATGTTGATAGCTTATATAACCCTATATCTCCAATTAAGAATCCGAATATAAGAGTTATTAAGCAAAATAAGAATATGGTTTTAACTCTTGACTTATATCAATATCAAAGAAAGCTTGAGACTTATAGATATGTAGATTCATCAACTGACGTTTATCCTATAACGTATGAAGACCAGCTTATAGACTTTACACCTTATTATAGAGCAGATGAGTATACATCTACTGTAAAGAGATTACAAAAGTCAATGTATTATGATAAGTCAATTCCTGATAAGCCTACAATATACTATGATTTAAACCAAAATAAAATAACTCTTACGAATAGAGGATATAGAGGAAACTTTGTTCCTGTAAGAGATAGTATAATTGAGCTTTCGATGTATATTACAAAGGGAGATAAAGCTAACTTTGAATATATTGGAGATAAGATAGTGCTTGAAGATTCAACTGGAGAAGAGTTACCTTTTTATATAACAGCTACTACTGAAATGAAGTATACAATAGAAGGAGCTAATGAAGATAACTTAGAAACTTTAAGAAGGAAGATAATAAACTCACTTCATACAAGAAACTCTTTAATTACTGACTATGACTTATCACTTCATTTCTCACAAAGAAATAATAAGGCATACAAGGTTATTAAGACAAGAGATGACTGGAAGATGAGAGTATATTCGATATTTGCACCACTGTATTTTGGTAAAGATAGAAAGTATCTAATTCCCACAAATACTTTAAATGTACAAGTTAAGTTAAATGAACTTATAAAGAAGGATACACATTATAAGATACCTGAAACTACACATCTAAGAACTGGACTTGGAGATAGTGTTGTATACCCAAGAGCGTTAGCTACAGGAACTGATTCATTTGATTATATGCTATCTCTTGTACATGTAATAAATAGAATTAAAAGAGTAGTTGAAACTTATGAGATGTATATAGCAAGAGATAATCCTTGTGAGTTTGAATATAACTATGATAAGGTAAAATATAACTTCATGGTTAATAGATTATATATTAATCGTGAACCTAATAAGAATATTAAGCTATCTTTTAATTTGCTTACAAATCTTGCTTCAGAAGATAAGAAAGACTTAGTTGTGTTTCATACACAAAATCCAAGTGGTGGTATAACTGATAATGGACAAATAAAAGTAAATGTGGCTTTCCAATCTCAAGATGGAGCATACATAGGCTATGTACCAGCTGTAATGAAATCTTATGAAGAAGGAAATGATATGTATAGATTTGAAGCTGAACTTGAAACTGATTACTTTATAAAAGATGGAAGACTTGATTTAGCTTTATATAATAATGGAGTAAAGGCAAATGTCCAATCTGATATTAAGTTTAAAGCTATAAAGATACTTGTACAAGATGACGGTAATAATAATGATAATAGTGCACATAGATATGGAGTTCCTGACGTGTCAGGTAAAGCACTTGTAAATGTATTCTCAGTTAATGATATAGATTTGATAAAAGAATATACAGATATATCTGGAATACAAATAGAAGATATAGATACAAATACAATAAAGCTTATGTCTATACCACTATTTGGATATAAGTTTGTAGAAGATAATGGATATTCAGTATTTAATGAAGTATATGCTGAAATGGATTATATTAATACATTATGGCTACAAACTCAAACTAACTTTACAGCAACTCTTAAGTTCGTAAATACTTATGGTTCAGCTAAGAACCACGCTATTGGTAATGAGAATGCAAGACTTGATAAAGTCAATGTATCATTTGTATTTAAAGTAGGACTTAAGTATAATGCTACTAATGATTTGGATTATGTAAGGGATTATATAAGAGATTACTTTGCTAAAATTGATTTCTTAAATGATGAGACATTCCACGTATCTGATTTAATAAGAAAGGTAAGAGATGATATAACTGATGTAACTAAGATAGAATTTGTATCTATTAATAGCTATAATCAAGACTATCAATATCTGTATGCAGATTATGACCCTAATGACTCGGCTGTCATACCTGAGATAGTTAATATTGAATATAATAAAGAAGGGGAGTATAATATAGTTTTAAATAAAATCTAAATGTCATTAACACCGACATAGATTATTTTAAGGAGGATAAGTAATATGGAACAACAAAGAAAAAACGCGGAAGAATTAGTATCAACTCATTTTCACTCAGTGGTATATTTTGCAAAAGAAGTAGCAAATTGCAAAAGATGTGGAATGCAACTTTTTGAAAGAGGACTTTTAGTTGCTATGTATAGAAGAACCGAAGAAGGACCTTTTGAAAAGAAAGCAGAGAAGACACATTTTATTTCAAATAATGATTTTGAAGATTTAGCTTTAATGCTCCGTCAAGCAAGAATAAAGATGAATACAAAATCTCCATTTGAATTTGCAATAGCTGGAAAGGAAAGTGCATTTGGAATATTCGGTGTTGAAGATACTGAAGGTAACTACATTTGTGGACTTTCAATTTATGATGTAGTGGAAGGACAAATAATACAAAAATCAAAGCTCGTTTGTCCTTTCTCAAATTCAATAAAATTGAAATCATTTGCAAGTGATGGTACTATTGAAGATATGGTTAGAAGTGGAGCTACAACTGAAACTGAAACTATACTTAATAAAATAAATGCAATCCTTGCTGGAACCTCTACTATAGAATCATTCCACCAATCTAAACTTGCTAAGAAGTTTGCAAATGGAAATTCCAATAAGAAAGTGGAAGTGAATGAAGAATACATTCCAGATAACAAGGCAGAAGATGATTACTGGAGTAATATTGACCAATAATGAGTATAATGGCTGGGGAAACCCAGCTATTTACTTTGACCTAAGGAGGATAATATATGGTAGCTACACTTAAAAATGATTTGATTAGAAATGTTAAACCTATCGGACAAAATGTCAAACCGAAAGAAAGTAAACTTATGAAAGAGAGTAGAAGTAAGAATAATCTTATGCAAAATGTAAGGGGGATGAAATGATTAATCTATATGCTGAAACTGACTTAAATGAGAGGGTAACCGTAAGAATCGCTGAACTTCCTGACGCAAATACTTGCTTTAAATTCCATAAGGCTATATATGACTATCACCAAGAACATGTGAATTTCAAATTAGAACCTTTAGGAAATCTTATGGGGAAAATACAAGCTGATATGAAATCTGGAAGAACTAAAACTGTTATTGCTTCATCTAAACTTGGTAGCTTAAAAGAAGATGTAGGAATGATAGAAATAAGAATAGATAGAATGGCAACTCCTGTAACTGCTTATATTACAGCTGTATGGGTTGATGAGAAATCAAGAGGTAAAGGAATAGCAAGTATAATGCTATCTGTAGTAGAAGCTATGGCTAAGAAAGATGGTGCTGATATAGTATCTTTAAATGTATTTGATTTCAATACAGAGGCTGCAAAACTTTATGAGAAGAAAGGATATAAACAAGTAAAGCGTGACAGGTCTTATAGAACTACTTATGAGAAAAAGCTGTAATAACTTCATTTTATTTTTCAATTATATATAATAAACATAGAAGACAGGAATAAACTTAATAAGGATTAAGAGTTCCAATGTCTAAATTTATCAAGAAGACTGTGGGAGGTCGATATTATGTTATTGAAAAATAAATTAGAAAATGGAATGAATGAAATGGGAATGGATATACCATTCCACAGTGAAATCAAAAATGGTTATAACAAAGCTAAAGCTCAATTCTTACACTCTGAAAAATGTAAGAAAAATAGAGAAAGCAGAAGAAAGAAATTCGACAAGGTAAGAGTATTATACTGGAATTTAATGTTCCTTTTAGGAGGAATATGTGTAGTGTCAGTCGGAAGATTGATGTACGAAATTATCAGAATTCTAAAAATGCAATAAAATATTGGAGGGGTCATTCCTCTCCTTTATTTTTTGAAGTATTCATATAAGGGAGGCGTAAGCATGAAGAAGTTATTAAAGCTTTTCTCTGACAGTGAGTTCCAAGTTATCACTGTTGGTTTAGCGTTTATGATAGCTGTATTAGTTATCGTAAATAGATGAAATATAAGGGAGCTAGTTCTCCCTTATTTTTTGTAACCTTTCTATAGGAGAGTGATAGTATGAAGTTAAAAGATAAACCCACATTAGGAAATAAGATAACTTATCAAGATGAAGTCATTGTAGACCTTATAGGAGGTATTACAAACGCTATAACTGAGAAGATAGACGATATGCCTTTTACCGAGGGTATGATAGTATTAAGTGGTATAATACACGGACTTTTAGATTATAGAGAAGAATTTATAAAAGAGAACGGTAGCTTTGAAAATGAGTGGGATATTAAAAGATATAATTATTTAGTTAGACTTATGAATGATAAGTTTGGTTTTGATATGCAAGAAGTATGATTGGGCGTAATGCCCAATCAATTCTTTTAATGTATAAAATATAGCCTATTGTGAGAATCTCATTTATATAATAGTTGAAATATTTATTTTAAGTCTTGTCTTTTATATGTATTTAATAAGTCTTCTTTAATACCTTCAGGAATGTTTGCTATTGTATCAGGAACTAAGTCGTAAGTTTCTTCTGTTTCTGATAAAGCATACTGCATACCACCTGAGTTTACTACACTAAGTACCCCGTGATAAGATGGTGGAATTAAAGCTTCTTCTGAAGCAATCTTACCTGTGTCTTTGTCATAAGTTCTAAGCCAACCTATCTTCTCATTATCGTCCCAGTGACATTTAACTTCAGTATTATTTATAAACTTATTTCTAAGTCCAGTTTGAGCCGCTGCATACGAAAATCTATTATCCATAGCGTCATAATCCTTTATCTCAGAATTACCTTGTAAGAACTGAGATGAATCAGGTTTTTCTACTTTACCAAATAATGAAGTAAATCCAGCTTTAGCTTCAGGAACTCCTGAATACTCAACTTCTCCATTTTCATTTCTTTCTTCTACTTCAGGATAAGTAGGTTCAGCTTCTCTAGGTATTGTACTTGTAGTAGAACCAAGTACAGTTCCACCATAAGATGGAATAGCCGCAAGTGCTTTTGGTTCTCTATTCATTTGAGAATCTATAAGTCCAGCAATAGACGCTTTCATCATTGTATTACCACCTTTAACATCAACAACCTTACCAGTCATTTCGTGTACCATCTTTTGTTCTTTAAGTTCTGTATCCTTAATATCTTTTATTGCACCCATTATCATTTTAATAGCATTCATCTTGGTTGTGTAAAGAGAAGTTCTATTTTTTGTAGATTCTGTTTCTATTTCTACTTTCTTAGGAAATGCTTCTAGTATTTCTCTAGTTCTTCTTTCAGACTTCTTTATTTCAGTATCTATTTCTTTGATAAGGGAGTTCATTTTAGCTATATAAGGTTGATACTTCTTTTCCATTTCAGACATTTGCTTTTGTGAACCGTCATAGACAACCTTACCGCCGAAATATGAAGTAGAAAAGGTATCAGAATTTTCTCTAGTTTTTCTAGGAAAAAGTATCATAAATAAAACCTCCTTTTTGATAACTTCTAATATCTTCGTGTTTTTGACTATTTTGCGAGGATACGAAACCGATATATAGAGGTGATTTAGAATGAAAGATTTATTTTATAATTCATATTACGATAAAGAAAATGATGTTTATAATTTACTTATGTATAATACAGAAACTGGAGAGCAATATGTGAAGAAGATACAAAAACCTAAAGTATCTGTATATACTGTAAAAGGAGAAGTACCAACTTATTATAGAGAAACTATGAACTTAAAAGACTTAGACGAACATAGAGTTTCATATAAATGGAGAGGATTTGAACTTGCAAAGATACTAGGAGAGGGAGATAGTTTTAGAAGAGCTTTAAAAGAAAGAAAGATAAAGTATGACCATATCTTTTTGGATAGAAGATGTATAGGTTCAGACTTACCTATAGAAGACTTAACTATTATGAGTTACCTTGATAGTCTAGGATATGAAGAAAAAGATGGAGTTAAAGACTATAACGACTTACCACCTATTAAGAATATCAAGAAAGGTTACTACGATATAGAAACTGATGTATTGAATATAGATGAAGAAAGATTACAACCTATCATTTGTAGTACCTATTATGACGCTCATACAAATACAGCTTCTGTGTATTCTATTATAAGAGATGACTTTAAAGGACAAAAGGATATAATAAAAGATGAAGCTAAGTTTATAAGTGATTTTAAAGCAAAGCTTATAGAGCATATAAATGACGCTCAAATGGGAGAGAAAGCAAGACAGTTACTTGCTCCTAAGTTTATAAAGCTTGTAGAAGAAATGAAAGTTGTAATACATTGGTTTAAAGAAGAAAAGAAGATGATAGAGTTTTCTTGGCACGATATGATATATAACTTCAAGCCGATGTTTTTAGGAATATATAATGCCGTATACGATATAAGACATACGGAGTATAGAGCTGAAGAGTTAGGGATAGATAAGTCAAAGTTATTCTGTCATAAAGATGTAGGTAATACATTTTATTTTAATTACTTCAATGAAGACCCTAAAGCCGCTAAAAGAAGACATAATTATGATACAGCTTCTTACACAAAGATAATATGCTCACAAATAACTTACTTCGGTCTTCGTCCTCAAGACCAACTTGAAAGAGAATCATTAGACGCTGTTGCTAAATTTGAACTTGGATTTGGTAAGTTATCTTATGCTCATATAACAGACTTCATTGGAAGACTTCCTTATTTAGATTTTATAACTTATCTTATGTATAACATGATTGACGTTATTGATATGGCTTTTCTTGATATGAAGACAGATGATGTAAACTCACTTATCACAAGAAGATTTATTGTAAGAACTGAATATGGAAGAGTATTCTCTCCAATGACATCAGTTACTAATACATTCTATCACTTATGTAAGAGAATGGGTTATATTATGGCAAATGATGTTAATAAGCTTATTATGACAAAGAATGAATCAGCTGAAGCTATAATGGAGAGACTTCGTGAAGCTGATGAAGCAATAGAGTCAACTTATGATGTACTCACAAATAGAATACAAATAGCTGGTGGACTTTGCTCAGACCCAAATAAGTTTAAAAAGAATATGACACCATTTTTAGAAGATTTAGTAAATAATAAATTCTTAAGATATGTAATGGATGCTGACGCTGTATCTATGTATCCTATGATAATAGAGCATACAAATGTATCTAAGGATAGTTTAGATGGTAGAATAGAAACTGTAGATAAAGATACAAATAAAGTTGAGAAATGTACCCAAGCACTTATATCTAAAGAGCTTGACGAAATAGGAGAAGCGTTCTTTAATCTTCCGTCTGCAAAAGATATAGCTTCTAAGTTCTATAATATTGAAGTTAATATTCCTAAGATTAGAAAGAATGAAGATGGAAAGCTTTTACATCTTGATGATGATAGATATAAAAAAGCTGAGGTAGTAAGAAAGATACTAGCAAAACTCGATAATGTAAAGATAGACGCATCAGATATTAAAGCTGGGATACTATCTACCTTAGGATACTTTCATATAAAAAATAATATGTCTAATATGCTTATAAATGGTTCTTTATATGAAATAGACTTTATACCTGATAGTAATTTTAAATATAAGTCTTTAGGAGATTTATTTACATTAAAAGATGATGAAGATGGTTATATATTTAAAGTAGATGGTAAATACTATTCAGATATGTCAACTTATTTAAAACCTCATAGATTTCCAAAGCTTGGGATATATGTAAAAGAGAAACTTCCTAAAGAAACTATAAATCATATTCAGAATAATAACTATACTATTGAGACTATAGAAGTTGCTGATAGATTTATAGATGTTACAGGAAGAACTCATATATTCTTAACTGATGAAGATGTATATGTATCGGTATACAATAATAATCTATTTGAATTTGAGTATTCTATTAAAGTACCTAAGTTTGGAGAATTTAAAATAAGAATACTGTCAAAGACATTACAGTACAGAAGATAAAAAAAAATATAAGAGAAGATAGAACTATCATATAGTGTGACGCACACGTAGTTAAAATTTTTATAACAAAATAAGATTTTTTAATATATTTTTATTAGTTCTATCTTCTCACATTTATAATATATAATAGAAAAAAGGGAAGATGTAGAACTATTATATAGAGGTAAATATATGGCAAATATATTCGGAAATCCGACAAGATGTGATTAAGATACGGGCAGTTGCCCGTATCACAAACACCCCTTTAGTTAAAAATTAATACAAAAGGAGGAATTATAATGCCGCTTAATAGAAACGAAAATGATGAGCAATATGCTAAACTTCGCAATAAGCTTACGAATAAAGTATATGGTATCACTCCTGATTTATCTACAATGATGGATAGTTCAGATGACGTCGGATTTAACTTCGGTGGTAACTCCATTCAAAATACAAGTGGAAATGGAAATATTATAGATGCTAAAATAAGAAGTGGTAGAAAAGAGACAGACTTAGAAACTAAGTTTGTTGAGACTATGGAGAAGCTTGGAGAAAGATATGTAAACTCTATGCCTTATAATGAGAGAACTAGACTTATCCGTGAGTCAAACTATATGCTTACTCAGATGCCTCAACTTCATACTACATTTCTTAATCTGACTAAGTTTATATTGTCTCCTGATAACTACTCAGAAGATAAGATAATACAAGATATATATTTAAAGACAGATAGTGCTTTTACTCAAGCTGATATTGAAGCTATACTTGAAGAGAGAGGTCTTTATAAGCACATAAAAGATTGTATACTTGCTTCTCTTGAAATAGGATATAGAAATATAGAGCTTATGCCTTTACAAGATGTAGCAAATAAATTACTTGATAGAATAGATGGGAAAACTAATAAAGAAGCGAAGCAACTTATAGAAGGTAAGATGAATAATATAAATGGTACTAGAACTCCAAATATATATGCTTCGGCTCAAACTAATCTTGATAAGTATGATGTGATATTTTATGGAGAAAGTGAAAATGGTACAGTTAGTAAAACTGTAATACCGGGTTCATTTGTTCGTATGTATAGAGAATGCTTTACACATGGAACTATAGCACAAAGAAATGAACTGTCTTCAGTTGTGTATGACGCTGTAGATGATGCTTTAGGACTTGGTAAATACAATAATACTTATGAGCTATATGCTGAATCTTATGCAAGACCATACAATACAAATGAAAGACAAAAGAGAATAGAAATGATGGCATCTCAATTCTTCTCAGAATCACCATATTCTGTAGGACATAGAGAATACATACTTTCACACATGCACAATAAACTTATGGGTAAAAATAACTATGAGTCGTTCTTCACATCTCAGATTGATAAGACAAAAGTAAAGTCTTTAAGAAATGCTACATTCTACGGAGAAGCAGATGAAGCTACAAACGCTGAGTTTAAGAAAGCTTTAGCAGAACTTAAAAGAAGTGCTAAATCTAAAAGAAAAGCAAGAATAAAAGATATGGCTGGTTGTTATATACAAGAGCTTGATGACGAAAGAACTCACCCTGTTATAGTTAATAAAGAGCTTATAGGAGTATATCATATAGATACTTATATGGATTACGCTTTAAATAAAACACAAGTTCATAATATAAATAACGTTATAGGTTCATCTAAGATATCTGATAGTGCTGACTATAGAGATAATCCTTTAGTAAGAAAGGATATAATAGAAGGACTTTCTAATATATTAAAATCTCACATGGATACAAACTTCATAACTGAGAATAGAAGAATACTTGGGAGTATATTAAAAGTTCTTGAAGAGCACGACATGTATCAATCACAATTCAGAGTAAGATTTATACCTAGAAAGTATTTAGTTCCTTTCCAAAATGAAGAGTCAAATAATGGTATAGGAAAGTCTAAGCTTTTATATGCAAGAATACCTATTCTA